GTGCGGCGTAGTGCGGAATCGCAGCGTTCAGACCCGTTTGCACTATTTGAACTTATTGAACTTTCCCCGTTCAGATAGGCGCGCCCGGCCTGAACCTGTTGGGCCGGCGCACCTTAACACGCGGACGCCTGGACACGACGCTGCTGCGCTCGCCGGCCGGTGGGTGCAGCGGTGCCAGGCTGAAGCGTCCGCCTGGGTGCGAGCCCGGCTATAAAGTGGCGGGCGGTCGTGGAATGCCCCCTTCACACTGCCCGCCACCAAAGTGGAGCAAAATTCAGTGTCCCCCCAGCTGATGACGCAAGCCCAGTTCGCGCGTCATCGCGGCGTCAGCAAGGGATCGGTCACCAACTGGAAGAATGCGAAGCTGCTGGTCATGGCCGAAGGGCCTGGCGGCCGGGCGATGGTCGACGTCGTCCGCACCGAACTGAAGCTGAACGCCAACATCGACCCGCTGCGCGGGCGGCCTTCGACGGGCCATCAGGCTGCAGCTGCTGAAGCTTCGCCGGGGGGCGAAGCGCCGGCGCTGCCGCTTGGGGAAGGGCAGGCAGCGTCGGTCGCTGCCCCCCGGCGAGACGACCTCGCCGACGAACGGGTCCAGCACCTGCGCGAACAGCGCACCGGCCAGGCGCTGAAGAACGCGCAGATGGCGGGCGAACTGGTGCCGCTGATCGAAGCCGAACGGCGGGTCGCGGAAATCGGTCGGGCATCGCGCGAGCGGATGCACGCCTGGCTGCGCAGCAATGCCGAGCGCTTCGCCGCCGAAAAGGACGTTCGCCAGATCATGGCGTTCGGCGAAGCTGGAATTGACGAAGTCTTCGCCGAGCTCGCCGAAGCTGCGGTTCGCGGCGACCTCGCAGGCGACAATGACGAAGACCTGACGGCGGAAGAAAAGGCCGAAATGGAAGCGGCCGCCGAAGAAGCGGAAGGGTGACCTTCCAGTTCGCGCGGTTCGGCGACTATGCCGATCCGCTGAAGCGTAATTCCAGGCGGCTCGACCGGGCTGCAGCGCGGGGGCTTCGACCGCCGCCGCGAATGGACGTGTCGGAATGGGCGCCGCGCTATCGCCGGTTCCCCGACGACGACGCCTTCCCCGGCCCCTGGCGCAACGAAACGGCGCCTGAACTGGTCGAAGTCATGGACGCCCTGGCGCCGCATGACCCATGCGAAGAAGTCGTCCTGATCAAGTGCGCCCAGTCGGGCGGGTCGGCGAGCGCCGAAAACTGGATCGGCTATGTGTCTGACCTTCGGCCTGGTCCGATGTTGTTCGTCCAGGCGACGCTGAAAGCAGCCTGGGACTGGGCCGCAGAAAAGTTCTGGCCGATGGTCGAAGCGACCCCGCGCCTGAACCCCGACCGGGGCGGAACGATCAAGGGCCAATCGCTGCCCGATGGCGACGGGTCGACGAAACAGAAGATCAAGTTCGCCAGGTCGAACGGTTATGTGCTGCTCGCCGGCGCGAACAGTGCCGCCGGCCTTCGCCAGCGCACCGTGCGCTATGCGATCGAAGACGACTTGGACCAGTGGCCCGACGACTTGGACGGCCAGGGCTCGCCTGAAGAAATGGTCAGCCAGCGCCTGAAGGTCTGGCGGCGCCAGGGACTTTCTAAGCGGCTCAAAATCTCGACCCCGACAATCAAGGGCGGCTCGAAGATCGAAGCGGCGTTCATCGGCAGCGACAAGCGTCGCTACCATCTGAAGTGCCCCGGTTGCGGCGCGCGGTTCGTGCCAGAATGGGGCGACATTCGCTGGCCCGACGGGAAGCCCGAAGACGCTCACCTGGCGGCGCCATGCTGCACTGTGAAGATCGAGCACTGGCAGAAGGGCACGATGAAGCTGGCCGATGGCTGGCTGTCTGAAGAAATCGACGGCAACCGAATGCCACGGTGCCTGGACGAAGACGCCTTCCAGGACTGGCGAGCGAAGATGCCGGCGAGCCGCAAGCGCGGCTTTCATCTGTCGGGCATCATTTCGTCGTTCCAGTCATGGGCCGACATGGCGGGCCAGTTCGTCGACGCTCGCGGCGACGTGAACAAGCTGAAGACCTGGACGAACCTTGTGTCCGGCTGGGTCTTCGAACTGAAGGGTGAAAACCCCGACGACGAAAAGCTTCGCCAGCTGAAGGAACAGGACTGGGGCCGGGGGCTGATGCCTGCGGGTCCGGTCGTCGTGACGATGGGCGTCGACGTCCAGGGCGATGGCCTCTATCTCGAAGTCGTCGGGCACGGCCCGAACGCCGAAACTTGGCAGCTGGATGCCCGCTTCATCGCCGGCACTACCGACGTCAAGATGCAGGGCGCCTGGGTCGACCTGGATGCCTACGCCCAGCGCGGCGTGACCTATCCCGGCGGCAAGTCGCTGCCGATCGACATGATCGCCGTCGACGCGGGCTATCACACGGAAGCCGCGCAGGCGTTCTGCGGGCGGCGCCCGAACCGCCTGGCGGTATTCGGGCGCGATGGCTGGACCCGGCCAATCCTTGGCCGCGGCGAGGCGACCAGGTATGGAAAGCAGGGCAAGCGCGCCGGCCAGGCGTCGAAGCGCACCGATGACCGGGCCTATATCGTCGGCACCTATGGCGCCAAGGCGACCTGGTACGGGTTTCTGAGGGCGACAATCGCTTACGCGAAGGCGATCGTCGAAGAAGGGTCGGGCACGGCGAAGCCGGTCGGCCTCTGTCACTTCAGTCGCGACACGACCGACGAATGGTTCGAAATGGCGACCGCCGAAACCGTCGTCGCAAAGATCGTCAACGGCTATCCGAAGCGGGTCTGGCAGCCGATGCCGGGTCGCGAAAACCATTATCTGGACTGCCGGGTTTACAACATGGCGGCCGCTGAAAAGCTGCTGCTGGACACGCTGAAGGACGCCGACTGGGCGCGCCTTCGGGCCGAACGATCGGCGGCGAAGGACCCCGACCAGGGCGACCTCCTGTCGGGCGGCGTCAAGCGCCAGGCGATCGAAGAAACAACCGCCAAGCCGTCGCCTGGTGGCGATGACTGGGTGCAACCGAAGAAGGACTGGCTAGGCTGATGCCCGCACCGGACTTTTCGACCGAAATTGCCGCGCTCGAGGCGGGCCTGGCGAGCGGCGAAGCCCGCGTCGAATCCGATGGCGACGTCGTCATCTATCGCGGCGTCGCCGACATTCTGACCGCGCTCAAATATTTCCGCGACAAGGCCGCCGCCGCAAGCGGCATTCTCACCCGGCGCAGCAGCGTCGCGATCTTCAACAGGGAATAGCGAATGGACTTCGGCGACTTCCTTGACCGTGCGATCGCGCCGTTCGCGCCGAAGACGGCGGCGAAGCGTATCGCTGCGCGTTCGGGCCTTCGCCTGCTGCGCCAGTTCGACGCTGCCGCGACGTCACGGCGCACGCGCAACTGGTCGCGGCCGCTGACCGATGCCGACGCCGAAAGCTGGCGAGCTCGCGCCAGGCTTCGCGCCAGCGCGCACGACCTGTTTCGCAATAACAAATATATCAACGCCGGCGTTCGCCACCTGGTAGCGGACATGATCGGCGACGGCATCGCGCCGCAGTTCGTCCATTCCGAGCCTGCTGTTCGCCAGAAGGCCCAAGACGAATTCGACCGCTGGGCCGAAGGCAACGTCGACGGGCACGGCGACTTCTACGGCTACCAGAAGACGGCGGGCTGCGAAGTCGTCGTCGGCGGCGAGGCGCTGACCGTCTGGAAGCCGGACTCCGACGGCCCCGACGGGCGCATCGAAGGCATCGAAGGCGACCAGCTTGACGAATCCAAGCTGGCTGACCGGCCCGACGGCGGGCGCATCATCCAGGGCGTCGAATTCGACCGCTACAACGACCGCATTGCCTATTGGCTGTTCGATCGCCACCCCGGCGGCATCGCGCTCATGTCCAGCTATGCGTCGTCGGCGGTGCCGGCGAAGCACGTCGACCATGTCTTCGAACGCACCAGGTTCGGCCAGACGCGCGGCACCAGCTGGCTGGCGGCGATCGCGCTGGACGCCAAGGACATTGGCGACATTGAAGACGCGGTCAGGATGCAGCAGAAGGTCCAGGCGTGCGTCGGGCTGTTCATCACGCCGGGCGACGACCAGGAAGTGTCGACGCTGTCGGCCGACGGCGAGCAAACCACGAACACCAGGACCGGTCGCCTCGAAGAAACCATCACGCCGGGAATGATCTACCGCGGCCGCAAGGGCGAAGACGCCAAAGCGATCACGCCCAACGCGACCGGCGGCGCGGTCGACTTCATCCGCCAGCAGCTGGCCGCCATTTCGGCGACGCTCGCGCCCTATCACCGGATGACCGGCGACGTCAGCCAGGCGAACTATTCTTCGCTGCGGGCGGCGATGCTGGGCAGCTGGGCGCTGCTGGACGACTGGCAACAGAACGTCTTCATTCCGCACCTGGTCAGGCCCGCAGCCATTCGCCGCATGCGCCGCCTGGCGCTCGAAACGGGCGATCAGCGCTATCTGGACGTCGGAATCCATTATGCGCTGCCGGTTCGCCGGTTCGTCGACCCGATCAAGGACCTGGCCGCCGAAGTGTTCGAAATCAGGAGCGGCATCAAGACGCTGTCGAAGGCGCTCGCCGAACGCGGAATCGCGACCGAAACCCAGCTGAATGAAATCGCTCGCATCAACGGCCTTCTGAACGACCTCGACCTGGTGCTGGACTGTGACCCTCGCCGCGTGAACGACGCCGGCGCGCTTCAGGCTGCCGTCGGCCTGATGGGCGGCGCGGATCGCGGCAAGTCCGGCGGACAATAGGAGACTTCCACGATGACGAAACTGCGCACCGTCGCAGCCGCGGGGCTGCTGGCGACGTCCATGCTTTGCCGGAATGCGCCAGGCGCAGCGATCGACGAAGACGAACGCCGTCAGCCGATGGTCGGCGACCAGGGCCGCCGCTTCATGGGCTTTACGCCCGACAGCTACAGTGTCGATGCGCACACGGTCGAAGCCGTCCTGTCGGCGGGGTCGGCAGTTCGCCGCTATTACTTCACCGAAGAACTGGAAATCAGCCCCGAAGCGGTCGACCTTGGTCGCGCCGCCGCCGGCCAGGTCAAGCTGCTGGACTCGCACAACCAATACGAAGCCGACGCTGTCGTCGGCACCGTGTCGAACGTCCGCGTTGAAAACGGCCAGCTGGTGGGCACGTTGAAGTTCGGCGAAACCGACCGCGCCAAGCAAATCGAAGGCATGGTCGCGCGAGGCGAGCTCACCGGCGTGTCGATCGGCTACCGGGTCACGACCTGGACCATCGCTTCCGTTGAAAACGACGTCGAAAACTGGCGCGCGACGCGCTGGGAATTGCTCGAAGTCAGCCTTGTTTCAGTTCCCGCAGACGCGAACGCCGGGGTTCGCGCACTAGGCGGGCCACCATCACCCGGCGCCGGCGCTTCAGCCGCAACCCAAGAGGAAGAAGATATGAGAAGGAACCTGCCGGGCGGCGCATCGGCTGCCGCTATCGCCGCTGCGACGACTGCTGCAGCTGCGCCGAACACTGACGAAGGCACCCGCGCTGCGGAACCGGCGGCGGTTGCACCGCCTGCCGCACCGGCGGTTGTGGCGCCTGCAGCTGCCCCGACCGTCTCCCGCTTCAGCGGTGCCGAAGCTGTCGCCTTCGTCGACCAGGCCCGCAGCCTGGGCGTCGAGACACGCGCGACCGAACTGGTCCAGCAGAACGAAGCCGGCCAGGTCGGCGTCGAAGCTGCCCGCAGCGCCCTTCTGCAGGCCGCCGCCGAGCGTCAGCGCACCGAAACCGCCCCGGCTCGCGCCGGCGCCATCACGATCACCCGCGACGGCGACGAAACCACTCGCGACGCGATCGTCGGCGCCATCGCTGCCCGTGCGCTTCGCAGCGAAGTGCCGGAAGCGTCTCGCGAGTATATGGGCTATCGCCTCATTGAGATTGCGGCCGAACGCGCCGGAATCGACATGCGGCGCGAGCGCGACCCGATCACCATTCTGCGCGCTGCCAACACGACTTCGGACTTCCCGAAGCTCTTGGAAGCGGCCGCGAACAAGGTGCTTCTGGCGCGTTACATGACGGCAGCGCCGACCTACCAGGCGATCGCCGCCCGTCGCGACCTGACCGACTTCAAGTCGACGAAGCTTCTTCGCGTCGGCGACTTCCCGACGCTTCTGGCGTACCAGGAAGACGGCGCTATTCAGGCCGGCACGATCAACGAAGGCCGCGAAACCGTCATCCTGGGCAGCTATGGCCGAATCCTTCGGCTGTCGCGCCAGGCGATCGTCAACGACGATTTGGGCGCGTTCGACCAGGTCATCGGGTCGATCGGCCTTGTCGTCGCCCGCTTCGAGAATTCGACCTTCTGGGCGATGAAGGCGGCGAACAGCGGCAACGGCCCGAAGCTGGCGGACGCCGTCAACTTCTTCAACGCCTCGCACGGCAACCTGGCCGGTTCTGGCGCCGCGCCGGACACGACCACGCTTGGCACTGCACGCGCCGCAATGCGCGTTCAGAAGGACCTGGACGGCAACGCGCTCAATATCTCGCCGAAGATCATCCTGACCGGCGCCGCGATCGAAACCGACGTCCAGAAGCTGTTGGCGCCGATCCAGGCCCAGCAGGCGACGAACGTCAATCCGTTCGCTGGCACGCTGCAGCACGTCGTCGAAGCGCAGATCACGGGCAACGCCTGGGAGCTCTACGCTTCGCCCGCCGAACTGCCGGCGTTCAACTACGGTTACCTGGTCGACGCGCCGGGGCCGCGAATCATGACGGAAGAACCGTTCAACGTCGACGGCCTGGCCTTCCGCGTGACGCTCGACTTCTATGCGGGCGCGGTCGACTACCGGGCGGGCTACCGCAACCCCGGCGCCTAACGGCTGAACTGATAACGTCGCCCGGTCCTGACGGGCCGGGCGGCTTCCCTCTCACCTTCGAATTTTCAGCAGGGCCTTGATCGGCCAGGAAGGAACGACCCATGAAAAACTATGTGGAAGGCGGCGAAGTCATCGACCTTGCCGCACCTTATGCCGTCGTCAGCGGCGCCGGCTTCAAGGTCGGCCAGTTCATCGCGATCGCCGCTTGTGACGCCGCCAACGCTGCGACTGTCGCTGGTTACCTGCAGGGCGTCTTCGACGTTCTGAAGGAAGGCGCTGGTTCGGGCCAGGCATGGG